TAAGTTCCGTTCGACTGGGTTATCCGCTTGCTGATCTCTTTCTGTAGCCATGACAACATCTGAAAGTTGTGCAATTGATTGACTCCCTCGTAGATGATTTAGTGTTACTTCCTTGCCATGTTCATGTCCCTTGTCCCCCTCTCCTCTACGAAGGTGTACAACAAGAAACATTGTTACGCCAGTCTCTTCTACTATCTGGCGAAGTTTAGTCATAATTTTATCAATAAGTTTTCTTTCATCCCCTTCTTCTTGATCTGAAACAATAATAGATAAATGATCTATAAAAATAAACTTACAATCTAAAGCTTTAACCAAGTAATTAACTCTGTTAAAAATATTATCAGAAGAAGTAGAACCAAAGTGTTTTAGTATCTTGAATCTCCTGTGTCCGATTGTCTCTTTATACCACTGGTCTACTTGATCTTTTGTATCTTTCGTAATACCAAGGGCTTGACGTTGCTTTCTACGATGTAATGGTAGTTTAGCATGTCTACCAAGTAATCTCCACTGCATTTGAGCAGCAGATTGTTCAAGGTGTAAAATACCTATATTATGTTCTGTAGTCCTAAAAAGATAGTACTCTAGTTCTTGAACGAATGTTGTCTTACCTGAACCTGGGGCAGAAGTAATTGTATATAATTGTTTAGGATAAATCTCATCCAACATCCTATTTAGACCATTGTAAGGCCAATCAATTCCTTTGATATCATCAAGCTCCCAAAGTTCATTGTAACAATCTGCTAAGTCAAAAACTCCGTCTGGATGATGCTCTTTAGCATTCCAGATTGCATTCATAATTTCTGATCCTTTACCCTTCATAACCATCTCGTTAGGATCTTTATAGTTAAATGATCCTATTTTCACTTTACCAGGATCAAATAACTCAGCAATCTTCTTTGCTGTCTCTTTACCAGGAGAATCTTGATCAAGTAAAAGACAGATTGTTTTGAATTCTGCTAACCATTCATAGTGACTTTTAACATGTCGCAAATTAGCTCCGAAAGGTAAGGAGACTACATTGTAGTTTTTATTATTTTCCTTTAATACATCATATACTGCACAAGCGTCTAACTCACCTTCTGTAATAATCAGGAAGTTTTTACCATTCGTTGTATTTTGTCCAAATAGATCAGCTTCTTTACCAGACCCAACGATGGGAAACTGTCCATCATTTGGTACGTGTCTTGTTTTATAACCAATCAGTTTTCCATTAGAATGTAGTGGTGTGTAGATCTTTGCCACTTCACCGTTAGTTTGATTGAATTCTAATTTAATACCAAAGTGTTTTACTGCATCTTGACTAATCTTTCTAGATGGAATTGCTTTGGATGGCAGGGTTTTGATTGATTCAATACTCATATATACCTCATTTGATTCTTTTGTTCCATATTCATAAGCTTCATCCTGATCAATCATATATAACTTTTCACAATTGAAACAGTATCCTCTTACTGACCCATCATCTTGCTCATACAGTGCCATCCTTTTTGATTTATCATGTGTTGAGCATGATGGACATGGTACATTGTCTATATGTCTACTCATCTTTCCTCTTATTATATGTTCCTAAATTTATTCACCTTCACTAACCTCTCGAAGATACCACCACTGATTTTCCCATTTTTGCCTCCCGCCGCCACTAGTCAGTTTCCCAACTGTTACATCATCTTGTTTTATTAGCTCTTTAAGTTGTTGGAAAGTCGGTTTTTTGTAATACGCAGCAACAAAATACTCTCCATGTTGATCGTAATCATTAAACTCTGTAGTAACAATCCACATATCATCTCCTTCCTACGTGGGAATTATTTTTCCTCAAAATGCACACATCCAAAGTTTACTCCTACATAAAATCCACCTGATTCTGCATAATCGTAAATTAATCTATCATCATCATCACCAACACCTTGACCATAATCTTCATCAATTTTATCTGTATTCTTGCAATATCCATCATTACCGCGCCACTTACATAATCCGCAGCGTCCACATTTAATTGGTTGTTTGATTGTAGTTGTCATTTATTAATCTCCCATCCTTATTAAAGATTCTTTTATCACTTTCTAACTTAATATAGTCTTCAATATCCATGTTATCAAAAAACTCGTTAACTTTTATTCTAGCTTGTTTATTTTGTAAACAGTAATAATTAAAATAACGACCGGAGCTATCTAGTATATGTTTCAATGCTGTATCAAGATTTACTAAATTAATATAAGGAAATTTTTCTTGTACTTCTCTGATATAAGAATTCTTTACGTAAATAGTTGTTAATATACCTATTAACAGCTTTCTTAAATATGCTTTAGCTTTCATTATTTGTTTCAATGAGTTCTTCAATATCCCTAGCAATACCACTAATTATATGTTGATTGTAATCAAAATGTCCACCACTCATTTTATTTATCCTCCCTTTTAATCCATTCAAATTCACCAGTAGTAGGACTATATTGAGCACAACCATGCTCTATAGCATTGCCTTGATAATAACTTGTTTGTCCTATAATTACTACTGTAATAAACATAATTAATACTAATATTACGATTGCAAGTATAAGAAGGATGTCTTCAGTTTTCATTTATTATACCTCTCACTAGTAGAAGAATTATAATATTGATCACAACTATATCTTATAGATAACCTGTCAACATGAGATGTTAGTGCAAAAAACATTGATCCAAAAATAATTATAATTAATAATAACATTATAATTACAGAAATGATGTCTTCAGTTTTCATAAATTGATTCCTTCAAGACTTTACGATACTGAATCCAATAACGGAAGTTGCCTGACCATAGTCTATATAATTTATCCATATGTGATATTCCAGTTTCCCAAGTAGGAGGAGAAGCAGTATTTTTACATTGATCAATAAAGCTGTTCATAGGAGTAGCTTGATGCTCAAACGGTGTCAAGTGACGTGACTTAAGTAATCTGTCATACAGCTCCTCATCGTCCTTGTACGTCCTTTCTTCTTTACCCCCTGCCCTACCATAGCTTACCCTTGCACAACCCGCTACAGAGCTTCTGAGGGCCTTCTCAAGCGATAAATCAGGTAGTGCATAGGGTAGATGCCATTCTCCAGGCTGTAGCTTTACAGGATCAGCATTATCAATGCACTCTTTCATACACCTAGCTAACTCTTGAATCTCTGGCTGTGCATCATCGGCAAGACGAAGATCAAAGAAGTTATCCCATTCTGTAGCGGTCCACACTTTATGTTGCCATGCCCAAGGTTCTAAGAGTCTATTTACAGTTTGTTTATGTACTTCTCCTCCTGAATAACTTTTCCCCTCAACAAGATTTGCTAATTGTTCGGCTCTATAACAAACTTCATCTTTAGCAAATAACCACTTTTCTTTACACCATTCTGGATCATCTACTTGTTCATATCCTTGCATTCCTTTTTGATTCTTCCTCCAATCCCAAGGAACAAAAGGGTCTGTAAGAACTTGATCTATTAGATTTCTTGTTTTGATAGCCCTGCTACTAGAACTATTTTTAGATTCCATCCGATGCTTCTCACACTGACCATCAATAAACTTAGGTGCTTTTGTTTCAATTGTATAGATTGGTATATCACCTCTACTTGGAACAGATGCTGCTACTAGTTTAGCGTAGATCCCACCTTTACCATATGATTCATATAGGTATTTCAATTTATATTACTCCTCTAATTCACACTTTTTGAGAATTTCAATTAAATCATAAATACTTATTGAAGGATCATTGAATTCAGATAATATTTTAGCTGCTATTTCTTCAACACTATATCCAGAAAGATACTTGATCTCTTTCGCTTTAGTTATATTGAACATTTTTTATCTCTGTTATTGAAGATATAGTATTGTAGTCAATTGCAACATGTGGTGACGTTTCTTCTTCTTTTTCCGAATAAAAGAAAAAGAATACAAATGGTATACCTGTCTGAAAACCAAACCAATTAGCCCTAACCATCTCTATCGTACCATCTTTATATTTTACTTTATAATGTTTTACTTTATCTTGGAAATTCGGTGTAATTACATTCATTTAGTTTCTCCGCTATTATATACTCTTCAAATGTTAAAGTATCTAACCACATCTCCCAGCATTCTTCAAATGATTTTTCTTCATGATGATGATCAATGATATCTGAGAAACCACCACCATTTCCTAGATGTACTTTTGTTTTTGTTAATTCGTCTGTAAACATTTTACATGCAAGCTTGTAATATTTACTATCACGACCTTTCCAACCGCTACCTTGTAAATAAAAATATCTACAAATATCTTTAAATGTGATCATCAATCTGTTCCAATACTTTTACATATTTATAGAGATCATTAGTAACTTCTTCTTCTACCATTCTCATTTTAACAAGCCTAGCTCCTTTTAGTCTTTCTAATGCTTTTTTGTTATTGGTTAAAGATTGACGATATTCATTACTAGATATCTTACGAGACTTAAAACCTTGATATTTCAACTCATACATAATCCTTACGAATTCTAATTCTACTTTTTGGTTTCTCTTAGTACCATTCAACTGGTTTAAATCAAACTTATAAATATTTTTAGATTTTTTATCTTTCTTAAATTTATTTAATATATCATATAGAATCTCTTGTTTTTTAATAGAATCTTGGTAAGATTTAATTAACTTTTCTTCATCATAGGATTCTCTTGACTTACTCCCATCAGCATAAAAGATAATATACTTATACATATATCAATACCACCTCTTTAACAGATATTCAATTGATAATTCAATTGGAGAAAACCATCCTGTACCATCTACCTCATTCAATTGTATTGCTCCTCTCCAATGGTTGACACCTTGATTTCCTCTGTAGTGAAAATCTGCTTGATAAAATGATCCAGCAATTAATCCACGGATAACCTTACCATTAGGCAAGAATCTAGGTGAGGCTGTATACAAACCTTGCCTATGCCCTTGAACAAAAGAAAATCCTAGCTTCGTAAGTTGCGTATCAGTAGAACACCCGAAAGGCATACCAGTAACGGAATCAGGATTAGTCCAATAATGGGAAAAATAAATACCATGAATATGAACAGGAAAAAGAAAAGGATGAAACTTCCAAGATGATGACCGTAGCTTAAAGTCACCGTAAGAAAGTTTTCCTTTAAGGTATGGATATGTTTGTACATGTCGTTCTATCCTTTCTTCATGATTGCCACAGAGAAAATGCTTTTCTGGTAAATACTTCCGTTTCTTCCATCCTGATCTTTGATTGTTATATACATTAATAGGACCATCAAATCTTTCAAGTGCTTCAATTCCTGCATCAATATCATCTTGATATCTTGCTCCTTCAGCAGCTAACTTACCTTTGTCGTAGCTAGACAAAGAAGCCATATCCCAGTGATCACCAGCATGTACTATGATATCAGGCTGATGTTCTACAACATAGTTCCCGAGAGCTTGTAGGTGGCTTGTGTCGTGATTTGGTTGAACTTGTGTATCTGGTATGAAAAGAATTTTTTTCATTGATTTTTATATCTGAAGTAAGTTTCTAAGTCTATATCTGTTTTATTATAGATAAACTCAAGGAAAATAGGCCAAAGTTTTTCAGCATGATATTGTGAAGTAAATATAAAAGTAGTATTAATAATATGGTTTTTATCTTTAGCGAATAATCCATTTAATCTTATTAATTCATCGGAAGGAAATTCAAAATAAGTATACTTATTTTTATACCAACCTATAAATGCTTCTTTTTCTGTTAGCTTTTTAGACATTAGTAATATAATCCTCTTCAGTATTTAAAGAAGATAAATAAGCATTAGCCATATCACATAAAGTTTCTAGTGTATATGTCTCCTCTCCACACGTAGGACAAGGCCAAGAATCAAAGTCAACATTAATATCTTGCTCATCCCAGTCATCAGCACAGTGGATACAAACTCTTAATGGTTTACTCATTGTCGTCCTTTTTAATTATTTTATCTGGTTTAAAGAAAGATAAGAACTCACTAAGCGATAAAATAACTAAAGGTTCTTTCTCATAATCTTGCTTAATGATTAATAAAGGCTTTAAGTCTTCTTTTTCTGCATTGGCTAATGCCTGTTTCCATGTGCTGAAAATAGAAAACTTTTTGTGTGCTTTTGCTTCTATAGCGTAAGGGAACACTTGTCTTGCTTTATCTGATAATTGAATGTCTATCCCCGATGCTCCCATTGATGTTGATTTAACATCTGGTTCAGGAAGATTAAATAAACTTCTTATCTCTTTAGCAAGGAGTTGTTGGAACTTTCTTCCTTTAGCCTTTGCTGATTGTGGTTTCATTTAACTAATGAAAGGTGTGTAAAGATTAATTGCCACTTCCAAATTGTCAATATAAATGCTCGTCCTTCTTTACGATGAACAGGACCAAAGAACAACCATAAACGATATTCTTCATTTTCTCTAGTTACTGTCCAAGCACCACTTTTACTCCATAAACTATGGAAGAACCATTTCCCAATCCAAATACGACGGGGTTTAATCAATTGATTATTCATACAATTCCCCAAGTCCTTCACAGATTGGACACTCTTCATGAGTATCAGGAAAGTAGCCTAGCCCATTACAATTATAACAAACAACTGGTTCTTTATCTTTTGGCATGTGAGTATGCCCCTTTGTCCTCCAAGTTGTGTCTTGCTCAGTTTTAAGATTCTTTTTCATTTAAATACTCTTCTCTACTCTTCACTAATTTAATATAATCTTCAATATCTAGATCTGCATTCTCTATAAAATGGTCTACATACTTTGGGATATCATTATTTGTCCAATTAAAATAAAATGAAACTTCATGACTATCACAATACCAACTAGATGCTATTTTAAATTCATCTAAAAATTTATAAAAAATATTTTTTGTATAAAATATATTTAATAGATTTGGATAATCAAGTTGGGATATTGTATTCATCAGTCCAATGTCTTTTCATATAAAGTAGGTGTCCAATTTCTAGTAAGATACAATCAAGGTCATCATAGTCTTTTGCACCAAGCCGATTAGCGTATAGTCTCCTTACTGTTTTATACATTTCTTTTTCTGTTCCTTCAATATACTCTAAATGTTTCTTAGATTTGTTTTTACCAGTAATCTCTTTAAATCCTGGGATATTATCTGTAATATCTCCTGTGTACATTTGTTTGTAAAAGTTTCTTAATCCTTCGACCTCAGAGATTTCAAAGAGTTCCATTGATCTTGTATTAAAGTGCCACCCAGGTACTTGTAATAAATCTTTATCTTGTGTACAGATAATGGCTTTACCTTCTTTATTTGGATCATATTCATTATACAAGATAGCTAAAAGGTCGTCAGCTTCTAGTCCATGAAAGTCGTCACTTAACCATGGGTAAGCTTTCTTAAGATGACTCTTGATTGTTTCATAATGAATAGGTTTAGTATAATCTTTTCGATTCCCTTTATACTCTTGTATTGTTGATATATTATTTCTATAGTTAAATGGAGCACTGAATAGAATCAATAAATCTGTACTCTTTGTTTCTTCTTGGATTGTTTTTACAAAAGAATCAGTATTATAAGTTACTCTTGCTTTTGAAAACGAAGTAGTTATTGATTCAATAAATAAATCTTCATCTTGTTCTATGTATCTTTTTGCATCTCTAATATCATTAAACTCTTGGATATATCCATCTCGTTCTTCACCTTGAATATAAACTCTATGGTAAGTCTTCTGAGATCCCCAACCTACCCTGTGTAAAATCTCATCTCCATCTATCAAGGCTAATCTTTTCACGTCCTTCTCCGTACAAATCGTATTTTACTACTGTTTCAATATCTACGTTTTCAATTATAAAATCTACAAATCCATCGAAGTCATAAAAAAATTGAAATCGTCTAGACCTTTTAGTTCTTAAAATCTCTTCAACCATCATAGAAAGTTCTGGATACTCATAATCAAAAAATCGTGGAGTATTATATTTAGGATAATTTTTTAATTCTTTGTAATCTACTGATGTCCATAAGAAGTATAAAGATACAATATCATAAAAATTAAGTTTAGTTTTCACTATACTCTCTCAAACTTGAACTTATGAATTTCAAATCTAGTTTGATATTCATATTCAATTGTTTCACCTACCGTTTTTCCAAAAAGCATTAACGACTTTTTAGGAATACCACCAATTTCATGCCACACTTTTCCTTCTTTCGTTATATAATCTAAATCATATATATAATTCCAATGAATAGAATGAAATAGATATGCTCTCATAGCATCACATCTTCTATAGTAAATTCTTGCTTTTGCTTTATTTCCTACTCCTTGATTACCAGAAATATATTCTTTGGTTTCATTATCAAAGATAGCATAAATAAATTTAGTGTTGTGTAGGTTTAATTTTCTTTTTTGTTTGTTCATAATTGTTCTTTGTGGTTCTATAATAGCTGTATTAAGAATGTTGATTTTCATCTTCTTCTTGAAGTATCTTTAAATAAGTTTCAAAGTCTAATTTGTCAATAATATTGTCTACAGTATCCCATACTTGTTCTTCTGTATAATCATCATACATACAGCGTGTAACAGCACTAAAACTCACACAATCCCATATATTATGTATCCATTTATTATATTCTATAAGAACTGAAGATGCTGCTGAAAACCTAGCAGTTGATATGTCATATCTTAAATAATCAAATAATGCTTGCCTAAGTTTCATTTTAGATATTTCAAAAAGCCATCCCTGGCTATAAAAGTTACTTAAAATGGAATATCATCATCAAGCTCATTATCTGATGGCTTAACTTTTGACTTTTCATCAATTCCTGCATAGACATCTCCTGATTCTAGGTTGTGTGTTAAGTTCCATACCTCATCCGTTGTAAGTAGATCCCACTTGTCTAATGCTGTTTCTGTATCTTCTGGATCATAGTCAAAAAATACAGGTGGAGTCTTTAGTTCAGGAACATTAAGACCATCTGGTAATCCAGTTACTGAGACTACTTTGTTGTAACCCCCTGAAGTCTGATCAACCTTTAGCATAACTTCCTTATTAATAAGATCAGCCTCTGGATCAAAGTCTTCAGAGATGTTAACAAACTTCATGTTTTTGTATGCATCACCTCCATCAACAACCTCTACCATCTCTGGTACAAGCTCCATAAGGAGTTGATTCCACGCTGACTTTGTTGAGGATGACATCTTACCATCTTCCTTGAGAACATTGTACTTCTTAGATACCCACGCTGGATATCCTTGGTTATTCTTTGAAGGTACGCTTGGTGCCTCAAATGTCACTTTGACCTGATATACAGGTGGCTTATTTGCTCCTGTCTTATAATCCTTCATCGGCTGAAGACCAAGGGCAATGACACGCGAAATCCTTGCTGGTACAAGCTTCTTTGGGAAGTCTGCTTGTGTTTCCCTTACTTCCTCATATGACTTCGGAGACTTCTTGGAATACTTATTTGACCATTTCATTTAATGTACCTCTGCGTAGTTTGGACCTAATTGATATTCACCGTCCAGCTTTAATCTTAGATTATAAAATTCTCCTGCTGATATAATTGAATTGACACCATGCTTACCAACATCTTCTGCAACCTCTGGTAGACAATCATATAGCCCCTCATCATGCATGTCAAGCACTTTGATTGCTTCTCTTCTTTCGATATAACCTCCTGCAAAGTCTTCTGAGTGCATTAAGACTAGTGCTTTCTTCATTATGATAGCACCAGTTGATTGAAAGAGAAGGTTCAATGCAGCATGTGGTTTTCTTACAAACAGTTTCCTCCCATCAATACCAACTAAATAAC